CTTTAGCTGTAAAAGTATAAGTGTTGGCAGAGGGTGTTGTTACTATTTGATATTCTTGATTTAAAACGTCTGCTGTAATTAAACCACCTAAAGTTACGGCTCCAGAAAGGGTTACAAAATCACCAACAACTGCTCCATGACTTGAATCAGTAGCAGTAATAGTAGAAGAACCGTTAGTAGCAGAGAAGGTTATAGAATTAGTACTTGTTTTTCTAATAGGCGTTACATCATTAAAAACATCGCCTTCGATAACGTAATATTTCCAAGTAGTGCCTAAACCAAGATACTTAGTCCCACTTAACTCAATCCATGCGTGCAGTGCTCGTCCTGTAGCTTTAAAAGTATTGAGTGTAGCTTTTGCCCACCCACCTATTTTTTCAGGAAGTCCTTTTCTAAACCTAACTAAATTAGAATCAAACCACCCACCTTCGTTAGAATAAGCTGTTCCTTCTCTATTGATTCCAGGTTTAAAAAGGAATTTTTGTAAAGGCATTTGAGTCTCCTACAATAACTTATCAACACCTAAAGAAGCAGCAATTAAACCATACAAACCCCACAGAATAACTTCTAATCTTTTAAATTTATTAGAGCCTTCTTCTAAACGTTTTTCTATGTATTCATAACGAATAGCACATTCTCTTTCATGGGCTTCTAGTTTAATTAATGCTTCTTTGGAAGTGGTCATAGGTTATTTTTGTTTCGCCTTGCCAACATTAATAGCACACCAATCAATTAGTTTGTAAACCTTACCAAGTATTTGATCATCTTTTGGTGTAGGTGTTAAAGCACAAACTAATGAGGCTCCTGAAATAACCCAAGGTGCTAACTGAATTATTTTTAATATTATATCTAACATATTCTTCTCCCTTTTTTAAAGTGGGTGATCATCACCCATTAAACAAACAGCAATACCTGCAACCACAAATATTGCTAATACTTCAATCAAGATGCTTCTTCTTTCAAAACTTCTTCAGCTACTTCTTGAGATGCCTCAATAAAGGCTTGGTTAAAAACTTGTTGAGATGCTTTTATTTGATCTAATTGAAACATAAGATTTTTTTCTTTACTAGCAAGATCATTTAACTGCAACTGTATGTATTGTTGTTTTTCTGAAAGTTCAATTTCTTTTGGTTTTTCTTTATTTTTAGACATTATGAATTATCTGTTATATAAGTATTGCCAGTTGTAATTGCTGTTGTATAGCTTGATTTATCTTCTGAACTTCCTGCTACATCTGGGTTTGTATAAGCTAATATTGTACTTAAATGGTCAACATTTCTTTTAACATGAGCATTAATAAAAGATTGAGACTCAGAAGAAGAAATTCGATTGCCCTCTCTGTCTATTTTGCCACCAATATGTAAAGATTTGTTTCCGTGTGTATTAATATCGTTTATAGCTGCAACACTTAAATCTGCACCTGCTAAACATTCTGCTACTGTTTCCATTTTATCCCTCTAAAGTTTCAATTCTTGTTGTTAAAGCATCTATTTTATCATCGGCTTCTTGTAACGCTTTTACAAGCATTGGTATTAATGCGACCTCTGAAATTCCTTGCGTTCCATCTTTAGCTTCACTCCATATTTCATTACCTGATAAAACTTCTGAGTGATTGTCTAAAGCTGTTTTAACTTCTTGTGCTACAAAACCATGTCTATTTGTTGGATTATTTTTAATGTATCTGTCATCACTATCTTCTTCATAACCCTCTAAAGAATTGTCTATGTCCTTTTTCTTTTTCCAATCAAAAGTAACTGGTCTTAAATCATTTATGAAAGAAAGACCTGCTGTAGATGTTTGCACATTTTCTTTTAGTCTTTGGTCAGATGTACCACCCCAACTTGTACTACCAATAGACACATATGTTTTGTTAGAGCCATTGACAAAAGTAACATGCTCACTTGCATAACCTACTCCGTTATAACCAATAGTAACAGCACCGTATGAATTGTATTCGTCTGTCCTAGCGTTGTAACCGATAACAGTATTGTTATAAGCAGTAGTCCAGTTATATCCTGCATTGTTTCCAATGGCTATATTTTTACTACCAGTACAGTTTGTATAAGAAGCATCTGAACCAATAATAATGCAGTCACTTCCTGAGCTGTTACCTCTAAAACCACGATAACCAATCGCAACATTTCTTGAACCACTTGTATTTTGTAATCCTGCAGAGTCACCTAAGAAACAGTTTTCATCTCCTGTTGTAACAGCCGTTCCTGCACTAGAACCTACTGCTGTGTTTGAAAATCCAGTATCTTGTGCAGTTAAAGCTGCATAACCTACTGCAGTATTAGTAGAACCTGTTGTTTCAGCAGCTAAAGCCGATTTTCCTAAAGCCGTGTTGTTTATAGCTGAAGTTATAAGTCTAGCAGCACCATTTCCTACAAAAGTATTATAGTAGCCAGTGTATGCAGAACCATTATCAAGACAGTTGTTTCCGATAGCTATAGTATCGTAACCAGTGGTCCCTTTATCGTATGCTTGATAACCAATACAAATATTAGAAGCACCTGATGTAATTCCTGAACCTGCTTGATAACCAATAGCTGTATTGCCTCCATTTGTATCATTTGCTGTTAATGCTTGGTATCCTACTGCGGTTTGTCCACTTTCTGTTGTTGCAACATCTAAAGCATATGCACCTATTGATACATTATTAGAACCTGTTGTTAAATCATTTGCTGAACTAAATCCTATTGCAATATTGCTATCACCAGTAGTTAGAGCTGCAAAAACATCTACACCTAACCCAACATTGTAGTTAGCTGCATCAATCGTGCCTGTAGTAGCATCGCCAAGCATAATGGATGAAGTACCAAATGTTTTAGCATCAGATAGCCCATTTATACTTGTTGCACCACCACTAGCATCTGCCCAACTTATATCAGTTCCATCTGAAGTTAATACTTGATCTGCTGAACCTTGTCCTAGAACTGCGGTTGCACCACTAGAGTTTCCATAGAGGATGCTTCCTCTGTCCAAAGCATCGAGTAAATTAAGTTCGGCTGCAGTACTTGAAACTGCTGTGCTTCCTATAACAAGACCACTGGCAGGTACAACCACTCTAGCAGCACCAGCCAAAATCAAATCATCATCAGACTCATCCCAAAGCATATAGGCACTGGCAGTAGCACCGAAGAATTTTACATCGTACCCAGTATCATCAACGCCTACTGTAATAGTAGAATTAAACTGTGAAGCACCACCTTGGGTTAAAGTTCCTGAAACATCTAATGTTCCATTAAGATCAACTGCTGTAGCTGTTAAATCAATTTCATCTGTTGCACCTAAACTAAGGACAGTTGCACTTGAGCCTTGTATAAACTGACTGGCATCATTAAAACAAATTTTATTAGTTGAATTTAATGTTAATCCTGTTCCATCAGTATGAGTAAGAGTAGTGTCTCCATCTGCACCAAAAGTTACAACTGCTGAGTCAGAACTAAAAGTGAGATCATCAGTTATAGTTAAATCATCTTGTACTTTTAAATCTACAACACTAAGACTGGCAAAAGCATCAACAACTGCTGCTCCACTACCTGCTCCATCTAAATAAACTGCTTTTGTATCGCCTGGAGGTATTGTTACATTAGCTCCAGAGCCTTGAGAAATAATAATGTTTTGAGACCCACTTGTTCCATTTTCTATAAACTGCATTCTGTTTATAGTGTTTGGAGCTATAGTAATAGTACACGCTGAATCTAGCGTGCCTGTATATTTAACATACATGGCTCTAACTGGATCAGTCGCTCCGTCTGCAATAGTTGAAGTATGGGTATCAGCGTTGGTGGTTATACCCTCTGTTCCATAACCTAACGCTTCACCGATTAATTCTAAATTTGTATTGGTTGTTGTGCCCCATGTTCCACTACCGTCACCAGTAGCCATCTCATTGAGTCTTAAATCATTTACATATGTACTTGCCATGTTTTATCTCCGTGCTTTCTTGATTGTATATTCTTTTCTTCAAAATGTTAAGCAACTTCTTGCCAATTCGGTGATTGAGAATCAGAAACAACTGACCAGTTAGTGGTTACTCCTGGAACTACTTCTCCCCAAACGGTTAACCCACCTAATGTTGTTGTTGCTAAAACGTTAGTAGGATAAACCGTTGCTGCTGCTGCTGCTGTTACACTTCCAACGGATCCTGTTGCTGCTCCTAAAGTTATAGGAAGAACATTATTAGTTATTAACCCTTCAGTGCCTAGTGCAGTTGTTCCAACAACATTAGTTACTGCTACCTCAGCAGTACCTGTAGCACTTTCTTGTCCAATAGCACCTGTTCCTGCATTGCCTGTAACTCCAACTAAAGCAACACCTGTAGCAGTTGTAGTACCTACAGCACCTGTAGCATTAACTCCTGTTTCTGCTACATTTGCGTCTCCTGTTGCTACTAAACTTCCAACAGATGTAGTGCCTGAAGTAACGCCTGTAATACTTACAGGTAGTGGTTCACCAAAGGTTAGTTGACCCCAAGTGCCTCTACCCCAACCTGTAATCTGTGCCATAAGCTAAATTAAGCTATTCTTATAATAGCATTTGATGCATCAGCAGTAGGAAAAGTTATAGTAAAACTTCCTGCTGTAGAGGTTTTATCCCCACCAAAATCAAAAACGGCAACTGCTGGATCTCCTGATGCAGAGTCATTAAAAATCATGCATCCTCTAGCTGTAACCGTAGCTGTACCAAAAGTTAAATCAGCAAAATCAGTGTACGCAGTTGTACCAGAAGTGGTTGGGTTTATTCTTGTTAAAGCAGCTCCTTTTGCAGTGTAATTAGTACCAGTTGCTTCGTTTGTTGTTACATATGCAGTTGTAGAAGCACTCATAGTAGCACTACTAGTGTACAGTGCTAAATTAAAAGTGTTTCCTCCTGAAAGTAAAAAATTGTGTTTTGCTTCCATCAATTCTTTTTTAAAACTTGTGCACATTGCTTGTGTTATAGCCATTATAGTCTCCTTATTATATTTGCTAGGTCTTTATGACCTTGTTGTTCTAATTGATTACATATTGTACAAATGTGGTTTTTTACCGCTTCATGCATATAATACATAATTATTTTCTTACATGCATCTTTAAATGCATGAGCTTGTGCCCTTATGGGTGCAGGAGCTTGATCACCTACAGAAACTATTTTATTAACTGTCATTTCAGCAATTTCTTCTATAGTGTGCCCTCTGTTTTGTGTTGTTTTTACACTTAAATCATTAATTTTTGTTTCTGATTCTAATGAAAACATTTTAATATTCTCCTGGTTCTACAGGATTTAATTTTAAATCATTTCTGTTAATTATACCAACAGGTTTATTTACAGGTTCCATTTTTATTTCAGATAAAGCACAAACACTCATCTCTTTACCGTCTTGATAAGCTACTTTTGGGTCTGTTAATCGATGATAACCATATAGTTTTTCTTGTATGGGAATATCCATATCTAATAAAGTTGATCTAGGAGCTACTTCTATTTGTATACCTGCGTCTATACACTTAGATAACCAAAACTCTGTGCAAGATCTTCCTGCTTCTGCAAAGTGCATATTGCTCCTATATGTAAAATCAATACCAAAAAGAGACAGTTTACCAACTTTGCTCCATAAAGCAAAAGCTATCGCATATGGAATTGTGTTATTAAAATAAGAACATCCTAAATCATGAATAATTAACTCTATAGGGTATTCAACAGCAGCAGGAACTCTATCATCTAACTCACACGTATAAATAGGAAAATTACATTTTGGTAATTTCTTTCTCATCATGGGAGTCATCGTTCCAGCATCTTCAGTGTCTAAAAACCTGCTCATTGGATCTAGAATAAATGCTCTGTCTATGTTGGGTAAAACACCTATCATTGCGTTTATAGCCCAAATTTCATCAAACTCTACACTGTGTGTTTGAGAAAGATGAAAGTCTATTTGACTTTGACCCATAGCAACTATTGCAACATTTTTACCTTCTAGTTCTTTCATTGTGCTTGTGTTTGTATTTTAATTTGATCATTCCTTGCTTCATCTCGTATGTCTTTATACTCACCTAAAACTTTTAACATGGCTAAAGCTTCTTGAAACTTTTGTTCATACAACATAATAGTATCAGGAGCTTCTTTCATAAACACCGCTCCTTCTACTAAACAACCATACAACATGGCGTTTGGAGCATTTTCAGAAAGCCAACTTTTATTATCCGCTCCAACGGTTGTTAAGGAAGCAGGACGATAATTATAATGTAGTTCAAAAGTAAACGTTGTAGAAGGGGTAGGAGCTAAAATAAAAGTATTTTCATCAAACTGTGCATAATATTTAGGAGTTCCTGTGGTTGCTGCTGCAGGAGTATAGTCTCGAATCCAGGAGACGTGTTTTAATAATAAATAATTATAGTTACTACTGCTGTCTATTACAGCTAAACTAAAAGGAGATAAAAAATCAGAAGGCATTGCTAAATAAGTATTATCCGCTGTTGCTGATCCTGTTGAGTTTTTACGAAAAACAGGAAGTTGAACTGATTTTAAAATCTTTTCTTCAGTTGTTTGAATAAAAGTGTCTAAAGTATTAGTGAACGTTGTTTCACTATTATCTAAATAATTTCCTATTGCTGTCTTTAACTCACTGTATGTAAATCCTGCCATTATGTTGTACTCACTTCTAAATTACCAACAGATCCTGTTCCAAACTCTCCTTCAAATTTACTACCAATCGGATCGTCTGTAAATGTCATTGTTCTTGTTCCGCTAGGACTGGTCGCACTGGCAATCACTGCTGTGGAAGGATCTATGGTAGTAACAACACCTAAACCTGATTGAGGTAAAGGTACGTCTGGTCGCGGTCTCCAAAGCTGTTCTGCATCAGATCCAATACGAGGCGGATCTAATTGAGGGTGTTTAGGCTCATAGCATTCGTTACAAACTCTAAAATTTTCCCAATTTCCTTTTGCTTCTTTATACGGATATCTAAATCCGCAAGTGTCACAAATAAAATAAGCATATTTACCTGATGCGTAAGCCATTAGATATACTCTTGTTTAGGCACTAACCTTATATTAGAACGGTCTTCGTCGTATCTTAAAGCGTTTGCTAAATCTCTTTCATATAAATCTTGTATAACTGGAAGTTTTTGAACATTTTTCTTTATACATAAATAATAAGCTAAACCTGATACTAAACAAGGCATAAATCTTGTGGGGATATCTACGTCGTTAACAGAGGTTGAAGAATCCTCTATTGTACGCCAAACATAGTAAATGAGTTTGTCTGTTGAGTTCTCGGGCGTAGGATAAAGATGAATAATAGGAGATTTCTTACGTTCTAACCAAAACTCTGTAGAACGTGCTTTAGTCGCTTTATTAGGAACACCTACATATTCGTTTCGATCTATTCTATCTAAAGGATAATCTGTAACAATATCATTCACTGTTCTTTGAATATAGGCGTCTAAAATATCTATATCATAAGAATTGAAAGTGTATTCGTTAGTTCCTTCTGTAAGGGTAAGCTCTACTTTAGTAACTTCCCACATTTGAATACCTCTGTTTGACCAATCGGCAAACATTATATTCATAGAACGACGAGCTGTAACAGCATCATATGACGTACGAGCTTCTAATCCTGCAAGTTCGTACGCCTCTTCGATTGCGGTCGCTACATCTAAACTAAATGTGCGAGTTCCTGAAGTAGCCATTATTAATAACTTTTAATAAATTCCGCTACGATTGTATAATGATCATGAGCGGTATGACCGTGAGTCGTTAAATCCACATCACCGTTTATGCCACTACCTGCATTATTAGAAATACCACCAAACTCTCTAAAGTCAAAATGACCGTTTTCCACGCCTGCTGCAGCACTTCCTCCTAGAACAAGTGCAACAACGTTAGACGTTGCATTCCATTCAATAGCAACTCGCATACCTCCTAGATCGTACCAAATCTGAGTAAGGGTGATTCTTGAACACGTATCACCCTCACTATTGGTATTTAACCCAGAAACATCTATTTTTTCAACAGATGCTTCTCCCGATCCATCAGATATATTAGTAAATTTATAGACTAGTTTTTTGTCATTAT